TTATGATCTTTTACTTTAGCTTTGTGTGCAGTCAGTTGAGCTATAGTCAATTCTTTTTTATGCTTTTGTCCATAAAAAAACGAGAGTGTATACACTTCATCATACATTTGCTTAACATGATAAAGAATGGTGGTACTGTCCATTCCACCGCTAAAAGGTACTACGGCTTTTGATTTACTCATGACCTTCCACCGTTATCTCTGCAGAATTTTTATATTTGTAATCAGTAATAAGCCTTTCATCTAAGGCTGGAATTAAGAAATCCTCAAAAAAGCTTACATCTTTTACAAAGTTTTTAGCATAGCCTAACTTATCACCTTTTTTATACTTTCCACTATCCATACCAATAACATAAGTGGACCCTGTTTGCTCTATGATGCCACGAGCTGTTGCCATCTGAAGTAAACCGCTGTACTTGTTTAATCCTGAAGTAAAAGAAAGATACATCTCAGCCTCTAAAAATGGAGGAATAAATCTATTTTTTACGGTTAATGCACGTAACGTTGTTCCAGAATACTTGTTTGCTTCTGCTAGCTTACTGGTGTTAACATTACCCGAATCACCTTCACCTTCCTTTTCATTGCGCTTAGCTAATTGAACGAGTATGCTTGCCATATATGTGGGACCTGATCCACCTGCTTGATTCTTAACCAAGGAAGGAAACATTGCACCGGGATCTGCATACGTATGATTTGTAAATAGGATTGTAACACCTGCACGACCTGCTTTGTATGTTAGAGCGCGCAACATGCTCTTTAGTGATTTAGCACGAAGACCCATATCAGCAGCTGACTTATCTTTAGCAATATCGTCAATTTCTTTTTGAGCTGCTAGATTACCGAGACTATCAATACTAATTATAAATTTTCCTTCTTGCTTCGCCTCTATAACACTATCAAGAAAAGCAGCGACTTGATTGCGACATTGATCAACCGTATAAACGGGAACATACTTTGTCTTACTCGGATCAAGGCCAACACCCTTGGTGGAGTTTTCATCAATAGCAAACTCTGTATCAAATATTACAGGAAAAACACCCTGTTTTTGTGCTTGTGCTAAAATTTTATTTACAATAAATGTTTTGCCTGTCATTGACTCACCAGAGAATCCAACAATCCTACCTTTCGGTACACCACCTTTACGGCAGCTGCCTCCAAGAATTGCATTAAGTGCATAGCAGCCTGTGTCATACCATGTATCTACATTAGATAGTGCGTTTTCATCAAGAAATGATGCCTCACTGTTCATTGAATCAAGCTTTTTAAAAATACTATCAATTTCTTTACTCATAAAAGAATTGTATAATGTATTTTTTTATAATCAATAAAAAAAGCGAAGATTTCTCTTCGCTTTTTTGGTTTGTTTCGACTCCCTTTTAATCATCAAAGAGTTTAATAGTTTTGTCACCGGCCTGTGGTGCATTAATCGGTTGAATGACAGGCTGTGCTGTAAATATTTTTTCGTACTGATCGACAAGACGCGGATCGTTTTCAATATTCAATCCTAACACAATAGTCGAGTAATTGTACTTCCAAAACGTACCTTCTTCTTTATTTTTATCACTAACAAAATCTCTAAAATAAAGTGGAATAGTCTGTACGTTCAGTTGTCCTTGTTGAGTAGGTTGAACGTGAATAATTGCAGGGTTTTTAACAATGAATTCATTATTACCAGCCTTCTCACCGTTTGGTGATTCATTAACGAGCTCACCAATAATTGTTCTACCAATTTGATCAATAAAAGTTATGATTTGTTTATTCATATGTATATATTATAATGTTTACGTAAAAAAGCAACTCTATACTCCCAGTAATTCAAATAAATCAGTTTGAACTTGTTCACTTGGTTTTTTTAACTTCCAGCTAACAGCATCATAGAACCTCTCAATAACCGCGTAAACCTCTTTTTCAAATGTTAGTTCATAGTCAGGTTCAAAAATTTCTCTAAATTCATTAGGGAAATCATACTTGTATCCAATCATTTTAATTCCGTATTTATTAGGCTGTCTGATGTAAAAATGTCGAACCTTATCCCCAGAGCCAATTTTTTCATATTTTCTTTGAATACCTAACTTGTCAACTAATAGGTTATAAAAATACGCTGCTTTTACATGGCTTGGCATTGCCTTGCATGTTTGAAAACCATTACATCTTAGAGAATACTTTTCATATTCACTGATGCCTCTTACAGCTGCTAACTCTTCAATAGATAATGTTTTAAACTTGTCGTAAACCTCTAAAAATATCTTATCAGTTTCATGTCGAGATTTAGTCTTAAGCATGGTTTCAACTACATTTTTAACATGCACCTTGATAGCACTGGGCATTGTGGTCCGAACAACTTCAACTCCTGTATATTTAAATTTGTCGCAAGGGATACCTTCATCATCCAAAACGTGTAGAACATATCGTTTTTTTTGTAAAAAGAGACCGACATCGGAAATTTTTTCACGCTTAAAATTAAGTCTACAATCCTGTGAATTAAGAGATTTTGCACCCCATTCCTGTATACCTACGTTAAGATGATCTTCTATATCTTGAACTAATTTATAATAATCTGAAGTGATTTTGCCATTACTATTCAATAATTTAATACCACGTGCATTAACGATATGTTTAATAGAAATATAAGAGCTATCAGTGTCATTATAAATAATAGGTGATTCCCGATTAATCTGTTCTTCAGATAATGAAGAGTGTTGCTTGATATACTCTGTTAAAAGCTTGTTTGATTCTTTAATAGCAGCCTGACCTGTTAGTGTAATCGATTCCGCCAGCTCATCGTCACCAAGCGGACTGTGTTTATTGCCAAAATAACCGTAAATGGTATTAATTAAAATTTTTATTGTATGCTGGGTAATATTAAGATTATCAATTTTTAATTTTAATTTATTATATTCTTGCGTATTTTTTTCGAGCTTTAGTAGATCGCGTTTTGCCTTAGTTAGCTGCTTTTTAATTTCAACCCGCTTATTATAGTAATGATCAACAGTCTCAGGTATAATGCCTTTTACCTTTTGAGAAAATAATACTTTAGCTTTTGATATAGCAATTTGCTCTTGTTTTACAAATGAAGAAAACTTCTCCCTTGTAAGATCATATGTAGAGCCGTTAACATGTTTTACTATAACACCGCTTTCGTTGATGTCAACAATCGACCCGATTTTAGTTTCGGGTGATAGGTTGAGCGTGATCATCACGTTAGGATATAGACTATTGGCGTCGAAAGAGACAACGTGCTCTTGAAAGCCTTGCTGCGGTTCTCCAACGTATGCACCAGCATTTTGCTCCCCATCATCTTCTCTCCCTTTATTAAAAGTAGGTATTCTTTGACCGCGGTTTCTGGCTCGTATTGCACATAGACCGGTAATAACACTTAATGATCCCAAAGCGCCTTCGAATGTTGTTAGTCCAGCATAAGCTATCATTCTTAGCAATTGAATATATTGTAGTTTTTCTTCTAATTTAACAAGAAGATTAACGTCTTGAATGTTATACTCTACAAATAAATCCCAGTTTTTATCTGATAGCGACGCAAGATCTGTATCTCCGTAGTCGGTTTTAGACTCTCGTAATTCCGTTTCGCCGATATCGCCTAACTTATAAGATTCGCGTAGCTGTGGGCAAAACCGCTTATAGATTTGAAGGTAATCAACACACGAGATACCTTCAATATACCACCTCGTTTGTTGCTTACCGAACTTACCCATGAAAGTTCGCATTCTTAGTCTTCCTATAGGAGATAACCTTTTTGCCGTGTCTTCACCGCAAATTCTTGTTATTCTATTAATGATATACGGTATATCGAAAAATTCACTATTCCATCCTGATAGAATGTCAGGTGGAGTTGTATTGAAGAAGTCGACAAATTTATTTAAAAGCTCTTTTTCTGTCTTACATGTAATATAAACGACATTATCGCCTATTTTGTTACATGGCTTGATTCCCCATGTAATAAACTTTTTTGTTAGTACATCAAAAATTGTTATAACATTAATGGGGTGGTTAGCTTCTTCTAAATTTGGAAAGCTATCGGGACTGTATGTTTCAATATCGAGAAAATAAACTTTTAGTGGAAATTTTGCAAAATCTGCATTTTCATTTTGATTGCTGAAATAGTCAATTAAAAATTGCTGCTGTACCCCGAGGTTTTCAAATACCCTGACAATTTCGTTTTCTTTTAAATATTGAGCTCTTTCTGCTTGATTGCGAAATCTGCGTTTTTTAAGCTTGGTATTAAAGATACTTAAACAATCCTCTTTATGAGTCGTCTCTAAATAAATGTAAGGCTCATATGTTGTATCAATTGTAATAGGATTACCTTTCTCATCCCATGTATACAACCGCATTAGCTGATCATACGGTAAGTACGCCACATTCCGAAACATATTAATATGATACTTACAATACTTCTATAAATCAAGAAGATAAGTTATTAATCTCGTTGAGAAGTCTTCTGTCTGATGACCCATAGGGTGTTGTATACAACTCGACATATTTGTCAATATTATGATCTAGCTCAAGCCACCTATCATCAACCAATTTTCTAAATTTTGCTGATGTGTTCATATATCTGCCTTTTTTCTCTAAAATGTGCTCGAGCTGATGAACCATTTCCTCTGCAGTATTGAATTTATATGGTGCATCTTCATAGGTACACATATCCTGACATACAATAGGTATGCCGAAACATCCTGCCTCAACCAATTTTAAGTCACTTTTTGCTCTGTTAAATGTATTATCCTGTAGCGGTGCAACCATTGCATTTACATTCAAGTTATGAATTTTTTCTGCATAGGTATAAAGCCTCTCCCATGGGTGAAATTCAGCTTTTCCAGAGCGGACAAGATGTTGAAGTGGTAACGGAAATGCCCCAAGAAATACCCATTGAAATTTATCTGCTGTCTTTGCGATCATTTCATTAACATGAGCGAAATCATCATTTTGTCCTACTCGGTTCTCTACATCAAAGTGTGCACCTGAACCCGCGTACAATATTCTCGGTTTCTTTTGATATCTATCATAGTTATCTGAAATGCGCTTTTCATTATAGAAATTACCCATCCAGAACTTCGGTGGGTAGTTTGGTATAACTGTTATGTTCTTATTACCAGTTTTTTGTTGATAATATTCCTTCATGAAATCACATGTAACAGTAATTTCATCGCACATAGCCATAATTTTTTGTGCTGTTTCGCGTATTTTAGGATCTGTAAACGCAGGTTTAAATTTATTGTAATCGGGTATGTCTTCAGCAAATACTAAGTCGTCAATTTCATATATAATTCTAAAGCCAAACTCTTGACTTAGCTGTTTTAAAAACTCAACAAATCTAAGTTGATGTGGAGTTGCCTGTCTTTGTATTCTTACGGACTTTACATGTCTAAAATAATTAGGATCAAACGTCATTACGGTACTTCCATGTACTACGAGTTTTTGGTGTGCATTAATTACATGTTCGGGCCATATCATTCTCCAAAACCCACAACCACTATAATCAGCATAGTAATTAAGACATCTGGGAAGCATTACTTCCGGTGGTGGTGGTATATCAGGTGACCCTCCCACAGTCGTTGTATTATTACCGATATTAGGTATTGCGGGAGCAAACGGTTGAGGAAACGGGCTTACAAAAGGTGATACAAGCATGTGTGTATAATTATAACTCAGTATTCAGAAAATCAACGCGTCTAGTAATACCGTTTGATTTTTCTAAAAATATTACCTCACCTGTAGACGCTTTTATACTTTCTTTTCTATGGCTTATTACCATGGCACACTCTTTGTATTTTTCAATCCGTTCTTTAAGAAGAGATATTACAAGTTCAACGCCCTTCTCATCAAGACTAGAATCAAATAACTCATCATAAATACTAAAATTGAAACATACATCACCCTGCATTCTCCGCATATCCATAAACGTAAATAAGCACGCAAGATCAATATTCTTACGCTCAGCACCACTAAAATTGAAGTAAGAGCAAGGTTTACCCTTATCATCAATAATTTCTTCCTCAAAGTATTCATTAAAAGTAACCATGCAATTTGCGTCCATTTTTTTAAGATAATATGCCAAGCGGCTATTAAACAGTTTAAGTATCTTTTTAACAACATAAGACTTAACACCTTCCTCTGAAACAACAAACTTGACCACATCGAGCATATTTAATTCACTCTTGAGCGTTTCGATTTGATGTTTTATTAAAGCGATTTTTTCTTTTTGATCTTCTAAAGTCTTATCAACAGTAAGTGTGGAAGATTCAAGATCCTTAATGTCATTATCAAGCATTTTTAACCATTCTTCTAGTTGTTTTGCTTTTTGTATAAAATTATTGTGCTGCTGTGCGTTAAGCTCTTGTTTATGTATTGTTTTTTCGAGATCTATAATCTTGTTATTAATGAGGGTAATTTTATCACGTACCTTATTTTCATTATCGGAGCATAATTTTATCTCCTCCGCTAATTTATGAGACATGTCTTTTAAAGCATGTTTTTCTTTCTCTATATATTCTCGATCATGCTCTTCTACTTTACGTAAGCATATCTTACATACGTCTTCGTCTGTACCAATGGAATTGTACTGTTTAGTTAATTGTTGTAAGCTGACAGTCTTTTCTGTTTTATTATGTCGGTGGTTATCAATTTCTTCTTGAAACTTTTCTTTTGCCTTTTTAAGAGTTGTAATATCATTTTCTGTCTTTGTTACATCAACTTCCGTATACTCTTTAAGTTTGGTTTTTACCTCTTCAAGTTCTAATTTATTGTCACGCTGACGCTGCAGATATATATTAAGCTTACGCTCTCTTTCCTGCAGGGCGTTATTTTTCTGTTTTTCAAAAGTACTCAACGTTTTAATACCTTCGTCGTACTTCGTATTTTCAATTTCAAAACTTTTCTTTTTTTCATTAATATCTACTTTAAGTTCATTAAGCATGTTGCTAAAAATACTAAGATTAAAAATATCTTCTATAAACTTACGTTTTTCTTGCTTTTTCTTGGCCATGAACGGGACTGTATTATTGACCGTCATAATGACACAATTTTGAAATATTTCTGGTGTACAAGAGAACTTTTTAAGAATATAGTTAGTAGTGTTTGTTATACTATCACGTGTTTTATCTTCGTCGTTTACAAAAACATAACATTTCGAAGGCTCGAGTGTACGAATAATTTTTATTTTTTCGGTTGTTTTATCGTAGTTTTGAATATTAACTTCTAACTCTACTTCACAGCCTTTTTTATTAATATTATTAATAATGTGATCTTTTTTAAGGTCACGCAACGTGTCACCAAAAACTGCAAAATACACCGCATCAGCAATTGTCGATTTACCTACACCGTTTCTTCTATCTTCTTTATCTTTATTAATACCTGTTATAATGTTAAGACCGCGATTAAAAGAGACAACAACAGGTTCTTCGCCGACAGACAAAAAGTTTTTAATCTTAATTTTTTGAAAATTAATATGTTTCATACGTTGCTTACTTTTTTATATAAATTGATACAATAGTCAATAACAGCTTGTTTACCATCGATATCTAAAACATTAACAAATTCTTCTATTGTCTTCTGCAAATCAACCCCTGATGCATCGTAGTTTTGTTCATCTACGGTAATAGTATTTTCATAAATTAGGTAGTCCACCCCGATGGAGAAGGGATTTAAGTTAGATATTTTCTTGAGAAGCAGATCAATTTTATCAGGTGATACTTTTTTATCAACGAGTATTTTAATAATATTACTAGCAAACAGATCATTTAACTTAGTAGAGTCGGTAAACTTTGTTTGAGACAGCTCAGTTAATGAAATCTTTTTATGTTTAGGTGAGAGTGTATTCTCAAAAAACTCATATGAAAGATCATTAAAGTCTAATAAATAGTAGCCTTTTGTTGTTCCTGTGTCACCAAAATCCATTTCATACGGGTTGCCTACGTAAACAATAGTACCATTATTGTAAATTCTTTCATCACGAAGATGAAAATGTCCTGTAAGGATTAACTTCGCTCTTTCTAATAAATCGGATGTTTTAATACCGTGATCGCAAACCTTAAAACTGTTCATTTTAAAACTTTCAATTTCTAAATGACCAAACATCACATCGCATTTTTCGAGATTATCGATATTAGATCCCCACGGTAAAAAGCATGCTTTTTTACCGTAAATATTAGTAGTTATAGGTTTATCAATGACAGTAATGTTATTCTTCCCGTTTAAAATAGAAAGAGAATTAATATCTGATCTATCCTTATAATAAGCGTCATGGTTGCCTACTATTATTAAGATATTAAAATCCTTCCATATATCTAAAATCTGATTTACTACATGAATAGTGTTAACGGCAATCTCGTCTCGATAATGATATATATCACCAAGAATAAAAATATCTTGAATATTTTTACTGGTGAGTTCTGTTTTCAACCACTCAGCCCACTTAATAGCCGTATTATGCCATAATACACTATTTTGATGAACCCCAATATGCAGATCTGCAATACAGCAGACTTTATTTGATTTTATATAAATTTCTTTCACGCTTAGTCGTCGTATTCATTACAACCCGGATCAACATAGATGTGTGCACCGCCTGTTTCGTTGGGGTCGTGCATGAGTTCGTTGTAGACTTTTTCTCTATACTCTGTTATAGCCTTATGGTGTTTCTTTTCTTTTTTAATTCTATTAATAAATGCATGGAAAGCAATAGTTGTAAAATAAGAAAACGGACTAAATCCCGAATCAAGTTTAAATTTTTTATTTTTTAAAGCAGAGAACATTTTGACAATTGCATCACCAACCATCTCTTCTTTATATGAATAATTAATAAAATTGGGAGCATAAGATAGCCCATTAGCTATTTTGTTTATACATTCACCCAAGTTAATTGTTATATTATCGGTATTGTAAAAGTTACGGATTTCCTCTTCAAATTCTTTCCCATTGACGTAATGCTCCCTGTCCTTGGGTTTAATTTTTTTAGGTTTAACTTCTTCCACTTCTTCCTCTTCTTCCTCATCCAAAGAAGTTGGTGAATCGACCATTTCTTCATCTAATTTTATTTCATCAACAATGTCCACATCCTCGTCAAGTTCATTATCGATCTCTATTTTTAGAATAGGGATAAGTGTTTCTTTTATTTTTTTACTTTTCTTGGATTTCTTTGATCGCAAAGTTGATGTGCTCTTTTTCATATAAAGTTAAACGCTTTTCTAAATGCTCTTGGCTATATTTATAGTTATCAGCAATATCGAATATTATAAGCTTACTTTTATCCTTATGCAACCGTAAACCTCTTCCTATTGACTGGACTATCTTAATTTTTGCTTTCCCACCACACGCAAAAATTATGTAGTGTAGATTTTTAATATTAATTCCGGTAGAAAAAATCTTTGATATTGCTACTATAATAACATTGCTGCTTTTTTCTATTAATTGACGAATTCTTTCTCGCTCCTCTACTTCTACATCCCCTCTAATAAAAAATACTTGTTTTGTGGGGTTTTCAGATTTTATTCTGTTAAAAAGTATTTCCCCGTGCTCAATAAAATCAACAAGAACTAGTGAATTATTGTTAAGTTGGGTAGTGAGCCTTGTTATTGTACTATTACGAAATTCGCTTTTAATAAGTGTCTCTACCTCTCTACGGTAGTTTTCTGCTACATTATTTCTATTAATCTGACTATTAATAATTCTATTCTTATGAACTAGTTTAATTACCTGTATATGTGCGTTAGCGATATATTTGTCATCTCTTAAATCTTTACTATTTTTTTCATAAATTATTGGTCCAATTTTACCAATTATATTCCATTGATCTAAATTACCTTCAGGCAGTGTGCCTGTAAGGCCGAAACGATGTGGTGTTTTTACAAGTTTAAAAATCTTATTTATTTCGTTTCCTTTGCGTATTTTATGTACTTCATCGACAAATAAAATACTAAGTTGATCTAACCATTTTAAGTCGGTATTTTTACTTTGTAAAATACCCAAATTAGCTACTATCACATCGGTGCTAAGATTTAAATTATCATCACCTGTCCATTTAGATACTGAAAATGGTACACCATAATCGATAAAATCTTGGGTCGTTTGTTCGACAAGACCCCTATCCGGTACTATAAAAAGACATTTAAAATTTGTAGAGTATGTGTATATATTAGATAACAAAGTAGCAGCTGTTAATGTCTTACCACCTGCAGTAGCTAATACTATAGTCCCCCTACCTATTTCAAGACCTTTTCTTACAATTTCTCGTTGATAGTCGCGTTGTATAATTTTTAATGAAAATGCATCGTATGTAAAGCTAGGATGATTGTGCCACGAATTCTGAGCTGGTGCTATTGTATTAAGTAAGTCAGACGATACAGCAACCTGACCTACGTATTGTTTTTGTATTAAGAATTTTTTAATCTCAAAAAACATTCCTGGCTCGAATCTTCCTGTAGGTGTTATAGCATATGTTCTGGGTGGTACAAATCTACCGAAACGTCTCATAAAATGAGCGTTTTCATTTTTAACAGAAAAATATTCTCTCATCTCAGTTAGAATGTTAGCATCCTCTGTAACAATGAGAGCTTGTTGCTTTTTATGGTCGTACTCAAATTTTATCATGTCATCTCTAGTTTCATGATTTCTACTAGATTTTTAATATCATAAGTAGTACTGCTCAAGGTTTTTTCGGTTTTTTCTAATAGTTCAATTACTAGTTTTTTTTCTTCAATTTTTGACTTAAAGTCCTTATATACTGAATGGCTTTCGATTATTTGATTAATTGACACTGTGGTTAATTTGACAGGAGACGCTTTTTCAATTTCTTCAGTAAGAGCTTTTTTTGTTTTGTCAAGTTTTTTATTGTCTTGTACAATTTCCATTTTTAATCTTATGTAACGTCCAGCCCATTTATGCTTAATTGCCGGCAGCTTCAGTTGGTAGTCTTTGAGATTTAGCTCATTAATCTTTAGATCTTCTTCTAACTCTTTAATGTATTCGTCTAACATTTAACCTAAATAATAATGAATATAAACAAAAAATCAATGGATATCTTTGCAAAAATTTTTAATCGTCTTTTGGAAGAAGATGTGATGGCATCAACAGCTTTCGGACCTGCAGCAACAGGCGATACGGGAGGACAATTTCCTGCACAAAATAGTAAAGGATTCAATCCAGGTGACAACAGACCAATAGATCCATATAAAGCTATACTTGGGTATAAATCAAAGAAGAAAAAAAAGAAACAACCTAAAATACCTATGCAACGTCGAGCTTTTTCAGGGCTCTAATAATTAATTAAATGGATACCGGTCACTGGACGCTTAAAGAGGGTGTTGTTTTTACTGACGAACCATTTGGATTTATATATCTTATTACCAATAAACTAACTAATAAAAAATATATTGGAAAAAAACAATGTCAGAAAAAAATTAAAAGAAAACCTTTAAAAGGTAAAACAAGAAATAGAATAGATTTTTTAGAATCAGATTGGAAAGAGTATACAAGCTCATCTAATGAATTAAATGCTGATATTTTAAAATACGGTAAAGTAAATTTCTCTTTTGAGATTTTAAGGGTTTGCAATTCAAAATGGGCATTAGCCTACTACGAGATTAAAGAGCAGATAGATCGAAATGTACTTCTACAAAATGATTACTATAACGGAATAATAAATGTGCGTATTGGTCGACCCCCAAAAGCAGAATTTTTAATTTGAATAGCATTGTATTTTAAGCTATAGTATTAATGTGAAATCGCGCATTGTATTTGCAGAACAAAATTTTTGTATTGTAGATTTCTATCATTTACTAAAAGAATGTGAAGTTCATATAATTAATGATTTACACAAATATGGGCTCTTAAATCAAAAAAAAATTACTAAAGATGCAAAAACTCTTATTTTACACCATCTTACTTTAAGTGTATGTGAGTATGTCTTGAAACACAAAAACAAAGAAAAAAATGTTATCTACTATAGTGTACAGCTTCCACGCGAAGTATCCTTAGTGAATTTTTATAATCCTACAGATTTAAGTTATTTATTAGAAAAAATTATCGATAAATTTAAAAAAAATCTTCCTATTCGAATTCATAAAAATCACCTTTTATTTAAAGAAATAATAGAAAGTAAGAATGGAGATAAAAATGAAATTATTGCTAGTATTAAGATAACATTAGAAAAAACCGATTTTTCTCAATTCTCTTTTAGTAAAACACTTCAATTTGCAAAAAGGCATGGGCTCACATTTTTAAATAAAGAATACTTTAATTCTATAAAAACCAAACAACTTCTAATGGGTTAAAAGCAATAAATACTTTATATGGGCTTTCTATCAAAATACTCTAGCTATGTAAATTTGCTTAATGAGCAACCTGAATCGGCTATTCCTAATCCAAACGACGCTGCGGCACCAGCACCTGCAGGAGAACAGCAAGTTGGTCAAGAGCAGCCACAGCAAAGCCAACAGGCAAATGTACCACCTGAGGGCTACGTTAATCTTGTACGGATGATTGCTAAAGCACTTGTTATGAATATACCTGCAACAGAGATAGATACACTTCTCTCCGGGCAGGAAATTACAAAAGAAAATGCATTCGAAATGCAGAATGCTCTTAAAAAAGTAATAAATG